TGAGAACGGCGATGACTTCTTCCGGCGTACCATTGGATTTGTTGATGAAAATCTGAAATTTTAGTTTTTCCCTATAGGCATCATCCGATTCATCCGGCAACCGAGCGAGCCCTAAAATTTGTCCTAGCCCATCTAATTGAACTCCCTCTGAAGCATCGATCGAGCGGTTGAATTTCAATTCCTGGTTTACATTATCAATCTCTTGAAACTGAGTGACCAGTGCTTGGATGAGTCTTTGAAATCGGCTGTATTCCCCATCGAGCAGGCTTTGTTGGAATTGGCCGGCTAAAAGTGCAATGGCGCGTTGAACATGATTATTAATCAAAGTCATACGGTCACCGTGATGCGTGAAAGGTCAAAGACCGCGATTTCGTTTTCTTGTATGGGGATATCGGCTGTTCCGTACAGAGGACTATCTCCTGGGCCATTGGTCGCTGCAATTTGCATCACTCCGCTAGCAATGCCGGATACGGTGAAGATTTGAGCTAACACACGCTGTAAAAGCACATCGACGCCAATCCCAAGACTGTTTCCGTAGGAATTGATGGCGTCGGCGACTAAATCCTGTCCGTTGGGAGGAAATGTTTCTTCGGGATACAAAGTCAATGCAACCGCAACCCAAATGTAGATGGGGGTGGGGCGGCTAAAATTGATAATTTGCTGCTCGCCTTGCGAGTCGGTGATGGTAAAGGACGTATTACCGAATGTTTGGATCCCCGCCGGTTTGGTCGTCCAGATTTTATTTGCAACGTCAGCATCAGAACCTCCTTCGATAACTGCTTCAAAACTTTTAGCAAGGCGGCCGCCTTTCAATATGGCCGTTGCTTGACTTGCGCCTCCACTTACGGAAAACGTTGTGATCGCAACTTCTGCGGCTTCCTTCATCGATAAAGTAATCGTGCGGTTTGCCGTTCCTCCTACGAAAGCTGATGCAATCTGAGGCTGATTCGCCAGCACAATGGCAATCGCTTCCATAGTATCTAAGTGAGAAGTAGCGAAGGTGACGACTGGCAAGGTTTGGATGGTATTGAAGACGATCGTAATTGTGTTGCCGGGGACCAGGTCTTGATTGAGAACAATATCAATGGGGTCCTGGGTCATGGTTCTGTTTTCAAAGATATAAGCGGATGTTACGTACGGAACTTGCTGAAGGAGCCTGGCTCTAATTGATTCGACGGTGCCTGCCCCTAAAAGGCGAATGGAGTCGTTTCTTCGGATCCGAAGCTCTGCATCTGTTTCTACGAAACGCCCTGTGACGCCTGCTTTTGAGTTGTTGATTGAATTCCATCCGGAAATAGGGGTTAAAATTTCTGTCAGAGTATTGATAGGTGCGGCGATGGGAGCAAAATCTTGAGAGAGAAATATGATGGGAGAAGATTGAGAAGAAATGCTCAGGTTTGTCCCAACGTTGATTGAGAAGGGAATGTCTGGATCGTTTGCAACGATGGAGACGCTGGCGACCAAATCAGTAGCTGTGACAGAGGAAATCGAATTGTTAATGATGCTCGATAAATTTTGTGAAATGGCGCTCGCCGTCGGTTGGGCGAACGTGATGGCGTAGGTAGGTTGAGAAGCTCCCCCTGTGATGACGATCGAATTAATCGTCACGGTGCTCCCCAGGCTGGGGACGATGCTAATGATATTTGGAATGGCAGGAGTGGCAGAAAAGACATTCGGATTGCTGGCGATCGCGGCCGCGAGGTCTGCCAGTGTTTGGTTATTGTTCGTATTGAATGGAACAGCTGGAAGTGTTGTGCCATTCAGCGTAACAACAATCGAGTTGCCTGTGACAAAACTTCCGGTAAAGGTAATGACGGGTAGAGAGTAGGTAATGGCCAGGTTATTGATGATTGTTGTATAGGCTTGCGGCGCGGCTGATCCTACAAGAATGGCCGTTGATGAAGCATTCGACCGTGTGATGAATGAATTGGACTGACAAAAAAACACTGCTCCAGTGTCTGGAATCCGAGCTAAAGCTCCTTGATTAATCAGCGTCCCTTCGAGCCCTGCGCAAACTGCAGTTACTTTTGTCTGTTTAGCAGCTAGCCGTTGGATCGCGTTCAACTGAACCACATTATCCAAGCTGATTCCTTCTGCGGAATTGGGGTATTGGCTGAAGTAAACATCTTGTAAGTTTTCCCAGAGATCCGCTTGGACTTTTGAAATTACGCCGATCAGCTGGCCAAAAATGGATTGAGGATCCAGGTTGATTTCTCCAAAGGCAGCCAGCAGCAGATTTTGGTTTTCTGCGTGAATATCTGGCAGGCGCTTGATTTTGAAGCCTTGCGGAGTCAGTCCGAATGGAGAGGTCATGCGACAAGCTCCTGGGTCAGAGTGATTTCTCCATGAATCGTGCTGACAGAGAAAACGACGGAATAGATGCGCCTTTGTGCATTAAAGTTACTGGTGAAACTGAGGATTTGGTCGATGCCTGTGGTGTCGAGGATCTCTTCTTTCAGAACGCTTTCTATGCGAAGTTGATTCGGGGCTTTGATGAAAAAATCATCGTAATAGGGAACGCCAGCGGTAATGTCGAGAAACCATTCGCCGAGAATAAACCGAAGCCGGATTGCTAAATTCTGAGCGATTTGATCGCGATCTTCTACCCATTGCAGGTCGAAATTTTCCAAGAGAAGATCGCCCGTGGCGGGATCTAAAGCAATGTCTTTCATGCAGCCTCTTTTGCTCAAAAACACGTTTGCGGATGAGTCTTTGAGTTACTTGAGACTGAGAAAATCGCTTATTTTCTTAAGGAATCGATCCTTTGATCGAATCCAAAGCGAGTTTTAAACTTGCGTAGGTGGGTCCTGTTCCCTGGAAAATCGGGCTTCCGGGCGCCGTTGTCACGGAAGTGATCAAAATTCCAAGAATTTTGCTGACGATATCAAGCACTTCGGTGGAAGCGTTCCCTATCGCCACTTTTGAAGCGGTTTCAATTTGAATGTCACCGCTTGCTTTAATTCTTATATTAGAGTCTTTAAATGTTAAAAGCACGTCTTCATTGTTTTCAGATAAGGAATTTTCAGAAAATGGCATGAGCCCCATCATTGCAACGGCATCGGATAAATCAAATTTGCGCCGATCGTCAGGGGTTACCATGCCTCCGACCGATTTCCAAAGATCGGTGCTTCTCTCGATAAACAAGAGCAGGCAGGTATCGCCCGGCATAACTGGAAAAGTCAGACTAGCCGCGCCCGCTCTTGGAAAAATCACTGGGACATTGTTGAGAACAGGCATTTCTTGGACGGTCCCATTCAGATAGCTCTTTTTTAAGCAGGGTTGAACGGCCGCCTTTTGCTTTGTGTGGTCGTAAGAGACAATTTGCCCAGGAAGTGCCGTGTGGACATCGTACAATTGAAACAAAACGGCTTGCCTCATCGCATCGGTGATTGTAGTCATATTAAAATGATCTCCATGATAGAGCGCCAATTGGGTCCAAACGTGTCTCCTTCATGCTTGATCGAGAAAACGGAATGGGGGCCGTCCAATCCGATTCTTTGCGATTTGACATTGACTAAATCGCCGGGGAGGATGTCAGGGCGCAGCGTTGTTGTGACGATATAGCCGACCTTCGGTCCATCGAAATAGAGAGAGGCTCTTTTATCTGTGAATCGTTGCGGAATGCCGATCATGCCTGTGTCGGCATTGATTTCTATGGCGGGTTTGGATGTGGTTCCAAATTGAGGAATGATTTGAAGCTGGCCATTCTGAATGCTCCACTTGAGGCCCAGCCTCGCTACAGTTTTGTCGATGGCATTTTTCCCCATCCCTATGAATTCAAAGCCCTGTTCATAGACAATATTGTCAGTTGGAGCAAATTCGGAAATGGCCAGGCCCATTTGCTGCGCGATCGTCTCGACAACTTGGCGCACTGCGATCTTTTCCTTGAAGCTAACGGCGATATTCTTTTGATTAAGGATGCGCTCTCCATCGCCGCAGTCCAAAGTAGTGATGATTTCGGGCTGTTCATAGGCATGGCTGACTTGGGTTGTATTCCCAATAAATAACAGCTGCTCCCCAGCATCTTGGCTGTATCCGGCGGAGACAATGACTTGATCGCCATAATCTTTTATCCGATTTCTGTTCTCTTGGCTTAAATTCCAAATTTTTATTGAAGCAGTATTGGCGGACCAGGCGAGATTTTTTTGCATGGAGAAAGCGATGCGCAAATGGGTCAGTTTGATGTTGCCGATATATCCATTAAACGTTGCATTTCTAAGATCAATCTCTACGCTGGCTATTCGATTGAAGCGGGTCATTTTATACAAACTCCCCTTGGGCGTAATAGATCAATTCGGCGACCTCTCCCATGTCATTGCGCTGGATTTTTCCCTGTTCTCCAATGATATTTGCGCAAACGATGTCGCCGGCCGGCTTTCCATTGGCCGAAAATTGATTCGTCAAATTGTAATTGGCGACTATTTTGATGCCGAGGATGATGGGCGCTAAATCCCGCGTCAGAATGTCCATGACCCAGTATTCATTCATGGCATTCCAGCTGAAAGAGAGAACATAGGTCTGGCTGCCCAATTCAATCTGTTCTTGCCACTGAGAAGGTTCTTTAAATGGAATGATCTGCATTAAGCCTCCCCCACAGAAACTTTTTCATCCTTGCACCCCATATATTGATATTTGTCCAAAACCAATTAACCCGTTATCGCTGGTGATCTTAATCTTCTGAACTGCTGCTGTGGTATATCGAATTCCGCTGATTGCAACTTGCGTCCAATTATTGGCAGCAGAATCGCCATATTGACACGAACCATTCACACTAAATCCAGAAGGTGTTGGGCCGCCAGGAAGCTGAGTTGAGCAATAGATTTGCATATTCAAACCAAAAGCTTGGCCGCTTTGGTGTACATACGGCGAAAGAAGCATTCGTGTTGAGGAATTAGTATTTGACCATGTGGCAGAATTGTAATTCCAATAATTCGTTCCAGACATGTAATTAGTAGTAAGATAATTGATGCCATCAAGGGAAAGCAGCATATAAACAGCTTGACTTACCGCAGGAAAAATCCCTGTGGAAGTTAAGAAAATATACTGATAAGTACGTAATCTAGGATCGGTAAGATCAAAAATGATCGATCCGGCCGAAGGCGATAAAGTTTGAACGAAATTAAAACCTCTTTTAACTGCACTAAGATCTATTGTTCCAGCGCCA